AGCCACGCTACGTTTTGCTTAACAAGTATGCAAAGGCGGCTGTCGAGTCATTAGAGTATCTGTGGGATCATCATGATACTAAGCGATTCTATAGCGTGTGGGGCGAAATGCGCTATCGGGTGTTCGGATCTGACGACAAGTCGGTGCTTTTCCACATCTGGCGACACACCTACGCAACAAGGCTGGCAAACGATTTAAGCGTGAACCAGACCGTAATCGCTAAACAAATGGGTCATAGCGACTTGAAAACGACAAATAAATATATCAAGCTCAAGAGTTCGACACAGCGCGACATAGCAAAACAGGTGGAAAGACAATACGAAGGAGCCTCAAATGCTAGACATTCATGAATTTACAAAGCTGATGAAAACAGTACCCCTCGACACTCCGAAGCCTGATAATGGCAACAACGTGCTAGCTGGATCTATTTGGGACGCTTACACAGCATCGATCTGTGAACAAGAATTACACTACTTCCAAAAACGTAAAGACCGTCTCGCCAGCAACGGCGAGGGTCTTGGCGAGTTTAAGAAAGTAACCGTATATTTTAGTAGCACTGAGACACGGAAAATGATGTCACGTTACCTTGTGCTGAAAACTCTAAAACGAGAACCTTTTACGACAGCAGAAGTATCAAACTCGTTACGCATCACATATAAATCAGCCGCAGAACTGGTGAGTGACTCTTTAGAGTTAAACGCAATAAAGAGAATAGGCAGCAACGGTGAAGGCCGTTACGGTGCAACGTGCGAATATGTTGAGTTCTTCCAGCGCATCTACATGTCCGATGTTTACCTTTTAAATAGCGAAACAGAACGGCTCCGACAGCTTGTAACAGAGTTCGGCTGGTTCGAGCGACACTGTAGCGATTTCGCAAGCCGTAACAAGCGTTGTATCGACTATCCAAACGAAAGTTAGCTAGTAACATGACGACAGATAGCTAGTAACATAAAACCACATATCGACTACAAGCAGACCTAGTAGCCAAGTGCTATTGAGGTCTGTTTTTTTATGTAAATAATAGGAAGTTCACTAGGTTTTAGTGGACGAAAAGACCCCAATTTGAGGCCCAAATCGACCCAAATCAAAACCTAATGAATACAAGCACTTATTTTTGTGTCCACCTAGAGAATAAACGAGTGCTGTCTACTGAGTTCAAAAAGGGAGTTGATAGGGTTATGCAAGTAGCTGAAAACACCATCACGACAAATGGGTTCCACGATCTAACTAAACTGTACGACAGATTCAGAAACTCACCTGAGACGATCAAAGAGTTGCGTAATGAAAAAGCGATGCAACTACGGGGTCGCCGGAGATATCTTGCGAGGATCAAGAAGAATAAGAACCTAGCGACACAGCATCACGTCCACGCTTTAGTCAACCAAAAGCAAGAGGCTGTCCAAGCGTACTTAGAAGCTGTAATTGCTGAACAGCAATCTGGTTCAGGACGACAGTTTCTATGGTACGACCAGATCAAGGATGTCCCTGTCGAGACTCTATCAGTAATAGCTTTGTCTACTTCATTAAATGCTGTCGGTATCGGAGCGACACTAGCGTCTGCATTAGTTGAAGCTGGTAGGGCTGTCGAGATGGAGAGTTGGTCAAGGTGGCTACGCTCAGTAAACAAAGAGTTTGAGTCGAGAGTGCTAAAGAAGGTCATGGCTGACCACACAAGCGTTAAGCACCGCAAAAGAGCTATGAAGAACATAGCTAGAAAAGAAGGTTACGTTAGAGAACCTTGGAGCAAAGAACTCTGCGTGAAAGTTGGGTCGCTCCTTATGAACGCTGTGATAGCATCGACAGACTTGTTTACTGTCTGGGAGAAGAACCAACAGACACAAAGAGGACTAAAGACAAGCAAGCGCATTGGGTTTTCTTGGGAAGACCTAGAGTCATCTAAAAACAAGTTTCACTTTGCGATGTCTGATGATGTCACAGATAGACTCGACGTTTTAAACGAAGAGTCATCTTGGTTGGAACCAATGCTTACTCCGATGGTTGCACCGCCGGTGCAATGGTCAACCTTTGATGACCTAGAGAACTCTGATTACTGGCAGAGAACGGCTGGCTTCTATCTCGACTGTGCGCTTGGTGCTCAAGTGCCGATGGTGCGAGGCACATGCCCGACACAGGTCGCCAAGATCAAACGTGCAATCAACGACGGTCAGATGGACGATATGGTTCGTGCTTTGAATCTAATACAGAACACACCGTTTGAGTTGAACACCGATATCTTAGAGGCTGTCGAGTGGGCTTGGGATACGAACCAGCAGTTCTCTAAGTTTCCATCATCACGCAAGCTGGACAAGCTGAAGTTTCCTGATGACGACACTTGGCTAAAGATGAGCACAGAGCAACGCAAGGGTTACATCCTCAAAGCCAGAGACATCTACAACAAGAACCGCGAGATCGATGGCGGCTTGGCACTCAAGAGCCAAGACCTACGGACAGCGAGGGCGTTGGCTAAGTTGCCAACCAAGGCTTTCTGGGTCGGCGCAAGCTGGGACTTCAGAGGCCGTGTGTATCCTATCGCTAACTTTAATCACCAGCGCAGTGACCACATCAAGGCGATGTTCCTACTACACAACAAGAAGCCTATCGGCGAGGATGGCTTCAAGTGGCTGATGCTCAAGTGCGCCGACCTTGGTGACTTTGATAAGATAAGCAAGGCAAGTTGGAACGACAGGTTACAGTGGGCTGACGACAACATAGAACGTATCCTAGAAGTCGCTAGGGACTTCCGTGAGAGCTTCAACGGTGACGACAGTACCAAACTATACTGGAGCCACGCAGACAAGCCCTTCGGCTTCCTAGCGGCGTGTATGGAGATCCGCAACGTACTAACGTATGGCTACGAGTACGAGTCTGGTTTTCCGATAGGACTTGATGGGTCGAACTCAGGTCTACAGCACTTTGCAGCGTTGTCGCTCGCTGCGGATGAAGCTGATTTAGTGAACCTGACACCAGCCGACAAACCTCAAGATCTGTACGAGGCTGTGGCTTCTGTGGCACGACAGAAGATCGACAAGGACAAGAGCACCGACAATCGCTTTGTGCGAGAGGCGTGGCAGAAGTTCAAGGTTGGTCGGAAGACGCTCAAGCGTAACGTGATGACCAAGAACTACGGGTCTAACTTGTACGGCTTCACGACACAGATCCGTGATGACTTCATGAAACCAATCAATGACGCAATCACAACTCTTGGTCATTGGAAGGGCCACAAGAAGAACCCATTTGAGATCGATGGCGACAAAGGTCAGGCCGCCGCCGCCTACTTAGCTCGGAAGTCTTGGGACTCTGTGAACCAAGTTGTTAAGTGTGCAGATGAAGGTATGTCGTTTATCCAACAACTGTGCGACGCCTGTTCTGCTGAGAACAAGATGATGGAGTGGACGACACCGATGGGCTTCCCTGTTGTCAACCGTTACACAAAGAAACGTAGCAAAGCCATTAAGGTTTATCTGCACGACGTTGAGTACGGCAGTCTGAAGCGTAGCCAAGTGACAGTGCGTGAGGACTTACACAACATCGTGGACTCTCGCAAAGCTGGTGCGGCTTGTGCCGCCAACCATACTCACAGCCTCGACAGCGCACACTTACACGCAACGGTTCTTAAATGTGCCGATGAATATGGCGTGACTGATCTGTTCTTGATCCACGACAGCTTTGCAACGACACCAGCCGACACCACAGCATTGTTCAATGCAGTGCGCGAGGCGTTTGTCGAGCAATACCACAACAAAGACATTTACCAGACATTAAAGGATCAGGTGGTCAGCCAACTGGACAATCCAGAGAAAGCTGATCTACCCGAAGTGCCAAAGCAAGGCACCCTCGATTTGAAGCAGGTTTTAGAAAGTTACTACTGCTTCATTTAGCTCCACCAAGAACAATAAAAAGAATCGGAGAACACCATGCACCAACGAGAGAAGGTGCTTGAACAGGCGCGACTGTGTGAAATGCGTGGTCGGCCTATTCCAGTAGACCTACTAGCCGAAGCTGCCGCCCTTGGGTTGGAGCTAAGAGCTGTGGGTCAACCAATCAATCTAACATTAGTAGACCAAAGCAAAGCCGCGAAGGAGAACCAAAATGGCTCAAGCAAGAATGAACTTTAGCACCCCACTCGGAACCGCACAGTATCCGTGGTTAAACAAGGCAGACACCAAGTTCGATGAGGAAGGTGTATTTAAAACCAATCTTATCGTTCCACACGAAGATGCCAAAGACCTTGTGGGTCGCATCAACGAGTTCGCAAAAGAGCAACTAGGCAACAAGCTATCGAAGGCCATGATGCCCTATGAGAGCGACCCTGACACGGGTGATGTCATCTTCAAGACAAAGAGCAAGTTTGCGCCGAAGTTCAAGGACTCGGCTGGGCAACTTATTGTTGGAGATAGCGTTCCTCAGTTATGGGGCGGCTCTGTGATCAGGGTTGCCGGAACACTTACTGCCTATGACAAAGGCGTCAATGTTGGCGTGAAGCTAAACCTTGGTGCAGTCCAAGTCATACAACCAGCCGAAACTACAAACGGCGGTGACGACTTCGGTGCTGTCGAGGGTGGCTTTGTCGCTACTAAAGAAAGCAAAGAAACCGATGAGTTTTCTGACGACTTCTAAGAACGCCTACCAACGAGGTTACAGGAGTGGGCTGGAAATCAAAGTTGCAGAGCAACTAAAGAAGGCAAACAGAGACGTTATATATGAGCAAGATCGCTTGGCGTTCTGTTGGCCTCAGAGACGCACAACCTACACTCCAGACTTCAAGATCACCACCGCTTCAGGCGGTGTTTTTTATGTCGAAACTAAGGGACGCTTCCTGCCTAGCGATAGGCAGAAGCATCTCCTAGTCAAAGACCAATGTCCTGATATCGAAATCAGGTTCGTCTTTAGCAGCAATCAGAAACTCTACAAAGGCTCAAAGACCACATACGCGATGTGGTGTGAAAAGCATGGGTTCAAGTATGCGTTCAAGACGATCCCTGATGACTGGTTGAAGGAGTAGTCAACCAAGGGAGCAACAGTATGACTACAGAAATACATGAAGAGAGCACGTTTGTATCACATATACCCTGTGACCTATGTGGAAGCAGTGACGCAAACGGTTTGTACGATGATGGTCATACACATTGCTTTTCTTGCGAGACGACAGTTCAACCAGACAACAGTACCAGTGAGAGCGTTCCTGTGGTTGCCGCCTCTCCCTCGGAAACCCAGTCACGGGGGCTTCTCACTGGTCAGTTCAAGGCATTAGAGAAGCGCAAGTTGTCAGCCGATGTGTGTCGCAAGTTTGGGTACTTCTTAACGAAGCACAAAGGCGAGACAGTACAAGTTGCAAACTACACAAACAAAGAGAACGACATTGTTGCTCAGAAGGTAAGAACGAAAGACAAGCAGTTCAGCATACTTGGTGATGCCAAGAAAATGACGCTGTTTGGCAGTCACCTCTGGAGCAAAGGCAAACTGTTGGTGATCTGTGAGGGAGAAATAGACACCATCAGCGCACATGTTTGCATGGGCAAGTACCATGCCGCCACTGTCGGTATCCCTAACGGATCAAGCAGTGCAGTAAGAGCAATCAAAGACAACTACGATTACGTCAGTGGCTTTGATAAGTGCGTCATATGTTTCGACAGCGATGACGCTGGAAGAAAAGCTGCGTCAGAAGCTGCACAGATCCTGCCAGTGGGCAAGGCTTTCATTGCAATCCTCCCGATGAAAGACGTGAATGAGTGTCTACAAGCAGGTAAAACAGCGGCAGTCGTGAGTGCTATCTTTGAGGCCCGTGAGTATCGGCCTGATAGCATCAAGACCTCTGCCGATTTCAGAAGCGTGATAGGTCAGGAAGATGCCGCCTCTTCCATCACTTATCCTTACGCCGGTCTGAACGCCATCACTGGTGGCATCAGGCTCAAGAGTGAGGCTGAGTTAGTGACGATCACTGCGGGTTCTGGACTCGGTAAAACCACATTTGTACGCGAGATCACATACCACTTACACAAGCAGGGTGAGACATGTGGCCTCATATGTCTTGAAGAGTCTAACAAGCGTAGCTTGCTGGGTTTGGTGGGCATCCACCTAAACAAGAACATCACAGTCAACAAAGACCAAGCCACTCAAGAAGAGATCGAAGCGGCGTTTGACGAGCTGTTTCCACCTGATCACCAAGTCTACTTATACGACCATTGGGGATCATGTGACATCGACACAATCATCCAGCGCATCAGCTTCATGGTCAAAGCCTTGGGCGTCACTGTGATCATCCTAGATCACATCAGTATCCTTGTGTCTGGGCTTGCAACCAACGATGAACGCAAGCTCATTGACATAGCCATGACACGCTTGAGGACAGAAGTTGTCCAAGAGCTAGGCGTCACTGTAATTGCTGTCAGTCACCTAAGACGACCCAGCGGTGACAAAGGCTTTGAGGGTGGCGAGAAACCAACCCTGCAATCCCTGCGAGGGTCAGCATCAATCGCTCAACTCAGCGATATGTGCATCAGCCTAGCTGTCGATAAGGAAGACCCAGACAGCGACCTACGCATCATTTCAGTGCTCAAGAACCGTTGGAGTGGGCAGACGGGATGGGCAGGAAACTTAACTTTTAACAGAAACAGTGGGCGACTAACCGAAGAAGGGAGCGACTTCTAATGACACTAAAAGATAACTGGCGAAAGTTCCATAACGAGAACCCAGAGATATATGAGTTAGTTGAACGATTTACTTTTGATGCAATTAGAGCTGGACGAAAGAACTTCTCTATAAATGCAATCTTTGAAAGAATCCGATGGTTCACATCGATAGAAACCCGTGGTGATCCTTTCAAGTTAAGCAATAACCACCGTCCATATTACGCAAGGCACTTTATGGAAATGAACCCTAAGTACAAGGGTTTCTTCCGTATAAAAGGCGTACCCACTGACATACCAGATCAATTTACTCTCGACTTCAACGATAGGGGGATCTCATGAGCAACGCATTGACACTTGATGAATACCAACTGAAGGCTGAGTCCACCTTTATCGTCGAGAAAAACAAGATTGAGTATTTGGCACTTGGTCTAGCGAATGAGACAGGAGAACTTCTTGGCGTTTTGAAGAAACACATCAGAGATGATGAGCAATCATTAGCCGATATGGACTATGAAAAACGCCTGACTGTCATGAAAGAGTTAGGTGACGTTCTTTGGTATGCGGCTGTGCTTGCGGCCCACATGCAGTTCGATCTGTCATCTGTAGCTGAGATGAACCTTCGTAAGCTGGATCGCAGGATGCAACTAGACCTGATCAAAGGGTCTGGAGATGACAGATGAGGCGTTTGTTCTTTGACTTAGAAACAGACGGTCTTGATCCTGATGTCATCCATTGCATCTCTGTCGGTGAGCAAGGTAAGGCAGTACACAGCTTCGGCCCCGACGAAATCAGAGAGGGTCTATGGTCACTGCTGGACGCTGATGAGCTGGTTGCACACAACGGGCTTGGTTATGACTTTCGGGTCATTAAAAAGCTGTATCCAGATTGGCAGTTCAAAGGCAAACGTACAGATACTCTCGTGCTGTCTCGCTTGATCAGAGCCGACCTAAAGAACGAAGACTGGAACTACAACTGGAACAACGACATTCTTCCAAAGAAGCTCTACGGATCTCATAGCCTCAAAGCGTGGGGCATGAGACTACAAAGTCGTCTTGGCGGCGACATGCTCAAAGGCGACTATGATGGCGGCTGGGAACACTGGTCACAGGCTATGCAAGATTACTGTGATCAGGATGTCAGAGTCACTATGGCTCTCTATGAGTTCTTGAATGTCGAGGATCATTCAGAAGAGTCACGACAGCTTGCTCACGAGATCGCTGAGATCGCTGAAGACATTGGCAAAGCTGGGTGGACATTCGACAGCAACAAAGCTGGCAAGCTATATGCTGAGTTATGTAGGCGGCGTGAGGAGATCGAACACGATCTTCAAAACCTCTTTGAGCCGTGGGTTGTCGAAGAGACATTCATTCCGAAGCGCAACAACAAGACGCTGGGTTACATCGAAGGTGAACCGTTCATCAAAAAGACAACGGTTGAGTTTAACCCTAGTAGTCGTAGGCATATCGAGTTTTGTCTGACTAAGAAGTACGGATGGAAGCCATCTAAAACAACTCCACAAGGTCATGCGATCATCGATGAAGTTGTGCTTGGTTCACTAGACTATCCAGAAGCACAGAAGCTATCTGAGATGTTTCTAATACAGAAACGGATTGGTCAACTAGGCGAAGGTTCTCAGGCGTGGATGAAGAAGGTCGATAGTGACGGTAAGATCCGTCATAGGCTCCTGTGTCCATCGACAAGGACACTTAGGTGTACCCATATCCAACCCAACTTGTCGCAAGTACCAGCAGTAAGACTGCCGTATGGCAAAGAGTGCCGTGAGTTGTTCACAGTGCCTAGCGGTTACTCACTTGTTGGTTGTGACCTAAGTGGCATTGAGATCCGCTTATTTGCTTCTTTCTTGGCTAAATACGATGGGGGTGCATATGCAACGGAAGTCCTTAACGGCGACATTCATACGGCAAACGCAAAGGCGTTCGGCGGCATCGAAAGATCCACGGCGAAGGGAGCATTATACGCCCTCTTGTACGGAAGCGGCGACCTCAGACTTGGACAACTTGTCGGCAAAGGAGCCAAAGAAGGTAAGCGTCTTAAAGAAAACTTTATGACTGCTGTACCAGCTTACAAAACCTTGAAACACAAGGTCGAGGAAGCGTCACAGAAAGGCTACATACGAAGCCTTGGTAAGACCAAGATAAAGGTCAACGCCCCTCACACGGCTCTCAACAGCCTACTTCAGTCAGCATCAGCGGTGCTGAGTTCCAAATGGCTGATCTTAATCAATCAACAACTAAAACAGCAAAAGCTGGACGCCACAGTGCTTGGGTGGATTCACGATGAAGTCCAAGTGGCAGTGCGGAAAGGGCAGGAAGAACATGTCGGTAATCTCCTTAGACGATGCGCGAAAGAAGCTGGAGAAAGCTATGAACTCAACATCCCAATCGACGCAGAGTTCTCAATCGGACAAAGCTGGGCAGAAACACATTGACGATGAGACGATGCTTGGCCTTGCCGCAATGTATGAGTGCCTTGCAAGAGCTAGGTTCGGTGGTTTCACAACCAAGTCAGCCTACGCAAGACGAGCCGCAACGATCATAGCTGTAGCGGCAACAGAAGACCTAATCACAACCAAAGTCTCCGAGGACATATGGGGCAACCGATGGATCATCACGGAGTTTGGTAACGCTTACATGAGGGAGATCGAAGACGATGTTATTAGTTGATGCCGACTTATACCTATACCGTTGCACCACATTTACCGAGCAAGAGATTTGCTGGGACGCAGACGGGGCTTGCAACATATGGAGCCTAGACACTGATCTAAAGACAGCCAAAGAGCTGTTCTTCGATCAGCTAGATACCTTCAAAGAAACCCTTAATGATGACCGCGTAATCTTATGCCTGTCGTCTGCCTCCAACTTTAGAAAAGATGTGATGCCCACATATAAAGGTGGTCGTAAGAAGATCAGGAAACCACTTGGCTATGTTGCCATGTTGGACTGGGCAAAACACACTTTCTCTACCGTCCAGATTAGCGGTCTGGAAGCCGATGATGTCATGGGCATCTTAGCAACAAAGCCTGAGAACATTGGCAAGGCAGTCATCGTGTCTGATGACAAAGACATGAAAACAATTCCTGCCAAGATCTACCGACCAATGTCTGATGAACGCTTGGACATGAGCCAAGCTGAAGCTGACCGCAACTTCTACATCCAATGCCTGACAGGTGATGTCACCGATGGGTACTCCGGCCTCAAGGGTTACGGAGTGAAGACTGCTGAGAAACTACTTGGCTCACGCCCTGACTGGTCACTCGTTGAGAAAGCATACCTCAAAGCTGGCCTCACCAGAGAGGACGCACTTACCCAAGCTCGACTAGCGCGGATCTTACGCTGGTCGGACTGGGACTACGACAACAAGAAACCAATTCTCTATGGGAGCAAAGAGCATCATGGGAAATCACGAACACTACATGAGGGAGTTAGCGCGGCAAGCTGATGCCCAGAGTGACATCATAAACCAACCAAGGCATTACGCCGATCACACCATCCAGCCCGTAGACTTCATCATGTCTAACGGGCTTTCTTTTTGGGCTGGCAACGTCATCAAGTACGTCTGCCGCGCTGGGACAAAGCCCTACCCAGACATGGACGCAACCGAGTCCGAAATCACCGACATCAGAAAAGCCATTCGCTACTGCGAGATGCGCCTCAATCAGCTTGAAGGGAGAAACCCAAGCGATGAAAAGTAATCTATTACCTACTGACTACCAGAACTTCATAGCAATCAGCCGTTATGCCCGATGGCTAGAGGATGAGAACCGCAGGGAAACATGGTTAGAGACAGTGCAAAGATACATGGACTACATGCACTCCAAAGTAAACTTTAGCGGTCAGGATGCACAAGACTTAGAAGATGCCATCCTTGATCTTAATGTAATGCCATCGATGAGAGCCTTGATGACGGCTGGTGCAGCCGCAGACCGTGACAACACATGTATCTATAACTGCTCTTACCTGCCTGTCGATCATCCACGGGCCTTCGATGAAGCCATGTTCATTCTCTTATGTGGCACAGGCGTTGGCTTCTCAGTAGAGCGTCAGTCGATCAGTAAGCTGCCAACGATCCCAGAAGACCTAACGGACACTGACGATGTTATGGTCGTGCAGGACAGCAAGGAAGGCTGGGCCAAGGCTCTGCGTAAACTCATTAGCTTGCTGTATATCGGCGGTATACCTAAGTGGGATCTTAGCGGCATACGTCCAGCAGGTGCGCGGCTAAAGACCTTTGGTGGTCGTGCGTCGGGGCCGGAGCCGCTAGACGATCTGTTTAAGTTTGTTGTCGCCAAGTTCAAAGGCGCGGCAGGACGCAAGCTCAATAGCATCGAAACACATGACATCATGTGCAAGATCGGTGAAGTCGTTGTTGTCGGTGGTGTCCGTAGGTCAGCCATGATCAGCTTGAGTAACCTAAGTGACCAACGTATGCGTCATGCAAAGTCAGGGTCATGGTGGGAGAACGAAGGTCAACGTGCTTTAGCTAACAACTCTGTGTGCTACACCGAGAAGCCAGACATGGAGACATTCTTGCGCGAATGGCTTGCACTTGTTGAGTCTAAGTCGGGTGAGCGTGGTATCTTTAGCCGTGTAGCGGCTGAGTCACATGTAGCAAAGAATGGCAGGAGAAATCTTGGACATGAGTGGGGAACCAACCCGTGCTCAGAGATCATCTTGCGACCATACCAGTTCTGTAATCTGACAGAGGTTGTCGTGCGTGAGCATGATGATGTTGAGTCACTGAAGAAGAAAGTGCGGCTGGCTACAATCTTAGGTACAGCGCAGTCTACCTTCACACACTTGCCGTACCTCAGACCTGTGTGGACTAAGAACACATCAGAGGAACGGCTGCTTGGTGTGTCTCTGACAGGCATCATGGATCATCCTGTGTTGTCCAAGAACGTCGATAGCCCACGCTGGTTAGCTGAGATGAAGCAGGTAGCCATTGATACCAATGCTGAGTATGCAGACAAGTTTGGCATCGAAGTGTCAGCCGCGATTACCTGCGTCAAGCCATCTGGTACAGTGTCCCAGCTAGTCGATAGTGCGAGTGGCATCCACGCACGTCACTCTGACTATTATATTAGGACTGTCAGAGGTGATAACAAAGACCCACTTACACAGTTTATGAAGGACTCAGGCATACCAGCAGAGCCAGATGTGATGAAGCCTGACAGCACAACTGTGTTTAGCTTCCCTACCAAGTCTCCGTTAAACGCTGTCACTCGTAACGCTATGACTGCCATACAGCAACTTGAGCTATGGAAGACCTACGCAACTGAGTGGTGTGAGCATAAGCCATCTGTGACTATCACAGTGAGGGATCAAGAGTGGCTAGAGGTTGGTAGTTGGGTCTACAACAACTTCGATCTTTGTAGCGGTATTAGCTTCTTGCCCCACTCAGATCACACATATGCACAGGCTCCATATCAGGAGATCTCTGAGGTCGAGTACATCAACGCCAAAGACAGGATGCCAGCCAGCATTGATTGGTCAGCTCTGTCACTTTACGAGCTAGAAGACACAACCTCTGGTTCACAGACATTGGCTTGCACAAGCGGTGCGTGTGAAATCGTGGACATTGCATCGTGAGCGTACCAACGATGGGAGAGCTGAAAGACGCTCTACGGATACCAGAGCTAAACAAGCCAGTGTACAAACGAGAGGACAATTTACCTCGCGTAGTCAAGATCACTGATCATGTTAGATACCGCAAAGGCGGTAGCAGAGGAAAATGGGATAGAAACGGATGACTGAGCTTTGTGACAAGTGCGGCATTAACGCGGCTTTTTATAAGATAGGCGGCGTTTTGACATGTGCCGTGTGTGCTAAAGAAGAACTCAAAGATGATCCTGTCTTTATCAGGCATCAACAGCGCATATACCAACCTAGACCTAAGCAACCTTAGATTACTAAAAAACACAGATAGCAAACTAAAGCATTATCTGTGTTTTTTGCTGATTATCCTTTTGGCATCCTGTCTCGCCATCTTTTTATCATGACGTGTGCATGGTTGGCAGCCTCTTCGTTTCGACGTATCCACCCTTTGCCAAACACATCGAAGTTCTTTAAGGCTCTGTAGAAGGCATCACGTTCTCTATACATGTCCTCTAAGATATCGATAGGCAGTCGTTTATCTACAGCTATCAATGTTATAGGCCCAACAGAACCATCTGGTTCAGCATCTACAGCTCGTTGTAAAGCCTTTGCGCTTCGCCCTGTGCCGGAGTTCACGCCCCAATCAAAGCAAAAGTAGTCAACGCCTGTCGGTAGATCCATACAGCGCAGTCTATCCCAGTAGAGCTTGCGGTACAAAGGAGCCACATCAGATGGCTGAAGGTTACGCATGACCTCTTCTGTCGCCGCCTCGCCTGTGTACTCCTCGTAAACACGGGCTGTGACACCAAGGTTTGTCATACCACCGTCGTCGCGTGGGTCGTTCACAAAACCACCTTCGTGTTGCAAAAGAAGCTCAAGTGATTCATCAAAGTTCTGGTTCATGCTTACACTTCCTTCGCACCAACCACAGTGCATTTGTAATCGACTGACTTCCAATTGCCATCGACAGGGAGATCTTCGTGGATGAGTTTCATCTCTATGCAGTCAGGCTTTTGCTCAAACCATTGGACGTGTTGAGATGCACAGGCGGTGTCTGAACACACCGTCAGAAGTAGAGTCCATACTATTTCAATCATGGCTATTTCTTCTTGAGCATCTTGGCTGCTTGGCCTACGCCCTTGATGCCAAAGCTGCTGCTAATGGCAATGAACAAGAGGTAGGTGTACCACTCAGGTAGACTTGCGAGGACATCGAACCCAGCTTGGACTTTCTCTGGCACCCAATAAACCGCTATCGCAGGAGCAAGAAGAACGCACAGTGCAAACTCATCTTTCCATGAGCTATCTGTAGCCTTGATAGCCTCATGCTCCCACTCGCCATCTTGCAGAGCTTTAGTTGTCTGCGCTTCGATCTTGGCAACCTCTAGCTTTTGCTTGGCTACTGCTTTCTCTTTCTTTGAGTTCATGTAGTTGCCAGCTAGGTCTACAGCAGCTCCTATCAGTGATCCCCAGATCATAGTTGTTGTCCTTTCACTGGCACACAACGAAATGCCTTTGGCATAAGTCTACCTTCGTTGATTTCCATAATGTCTTTACGCATGACAATGGCTCTTTGTTGGCATTGCTCATATGTCTCGTAGATATCCGTTGTGTCGTGGTATTCGTAACATTCGGTTACGTTAAAAACTGAGCAA